GTATACTAATAGAGTAGAAGATTAAAGGAGAAAATATGAAATTATCACAATTAGTAAACGAAGTTAACACTGAACAAGAGTTGTTGCAATTATGTGACAAACTATGTGCAGATTTACTTGCTGAACACTTAAAACAATATCCAACACTTACAGAGTATAATTACTTCTATGAAGTAAATCGTAAGTATATCAAAGTCATAACAGACAGTGGAAACCAACATTCTGTTTGGGGTTTCATTAATAGAAAAGAATGGACTAAAGGAAATGCTGGAATCACTTTCAAAGAAGGTGATGTTTTAATGTCTGCTGGTTGGAGTAAACCAGCGTTGAATGCACCAAGGGGAAACCTTTTTGACGGATACCAAATTGGTGGTATGAGAAAATACGGCCCCGACTATTTAAGATAAGGAGTAAAATATGTTAAATGCTAAATTAATAAAAGAACTGAAATCCCTCGATTCTCTTGCAGACTTAAATGCTGTAAGTTCTTTGGTGGGTGAACTTAAAACCCTACTTGGTAAAAATACCATAGTTGCTGGTTCTAAAGTTTACGTGGTACAGAAAACCAAGAAAACACTTGGTACTGTTGTTAAAGTTAAAATCAAAAGAGCGACTGTTGACCTTCCTAATGGAAGATACTCGGTTCCTCTTGGAATGTTGGAGGCAGCGTAATGTCGAATATAATTGAATACGAAGTGTCTGAAAGTGGGAAGAGTGGTTCTTCCCTCCAAGGATACGTTACTACGACCTATGATAAACTCATAGGTCTCTTAGGTAAACCTACTTACATGGACGCAGACCCATATGCAAAAGTTAATTGTGAATGGTGTTTGACTATTAAAGTCCAAGACGAAGATGACCCCGAAGATTGGGATTATGAATTTGCTTCCATTTATAATTGGAAGGACGGAAGAGTTCCTTTAGAGACATACAGTTGGCATGTCGGTGGTTTCAAATATGATATCGAAGACCTAGTTGCAAAAATATTAGATGGAGATATCGAACCAGTATATTCTGAGGTTGCATAATGAAAGACATGTTGCATAGTAAATACGGAAAAGCAATTGACGAGGAAGTCAAGTATACAGGTTCAGTAATGTTTAAATCATTTCTAGCAGGAATGGGATTTGGTGCCTTACTAATGTTTATTTTAATGATACCAAGTAAGGTAGAAGCTTCTGATGCTAACAATGAGATTTTCTGTTTAGCACAAAACATTTATTTTGAAGCTGGTAATCAACCACTCGCAGGTAAGATTGCAGTGACACAAGTAGTGTTGAATAGAATGCAACACCCTAACTACCCAACAACTGCTTGTGGTGTAGTGTATCAAGCAAAGTGGAGAACAAACTGGAAAGGAGTAGAAGTTCCTATCAGACACCAGTGTCAGTTCAGTTGGTTTTGTGACGGTAAATCAGACGACCCATTGGATAGTCCAACGTGGTTGTCTTCACTTAACATTGCAAGGAACGTAGTGCAAGGTGCATACGGTGATATCACTGAAGGTGCAACACACTACCATAGTGTATATGTTAATCCATATTGGTCAGACTCATTGAATGAGACTGTAGTTATTAACGAACACATTTTTTACAAATAATATGTTAGAGATTATAGGATTATTAACGTGTATCTATCTTGCATTTAAGATATTTCCATCAGTTATAAAGTTTACAGTTAAACTTGCAGTTGCAATTTTGTTATTCATATTTGCAATTATGGTTTATACATTTTTCTTCCCACCAATGATACAGATTTTAATAGCATGACAAAACAAGAATTAGTAAAACTATTTGAGAAACTTCACAAAGAAGACAAAGACGGAAAGATTGAAGCCATTGTCCATGATGTCAATGGTGGTATGTTTACAACAGATAGTATTAGATTAGATATGGACGGTGGTAGACTTATCATATGTCAAATCAATAGTCCATGTTATGAATCAAACAAAAAGAATTGGAAACAAGAATTGGAGTTTATAAAATGAATAAAGAAACTGAGTCATGTGTAGTGTGCAAGTGTGATACTAAAATACCAGTTGACACTCATGTCGAGAAAAGAAACTATTTTATTGACGGGGTAGGACAAACTTGTTCTACATGTTTTAGTAAATTATATCATATTGAGGAGAAAGAAGAATGTATGATAATGTAGAAAGATTTAGAGAGTATCTTAAAGATACTCAGTATATTAACGGTGGAGTGCAACATGTGTATGCATTTCCAAACGGTTATGGTGCAAGTGTGGTTAAACACGATTTCTCATACGGTGGTAAAAACGGTTTATGGGAATTAGCGGTTCTCAATGGAGAAGAGTTGTGTTATACTAGTGGTATAACTGAAGATGTTATTGGACACCTTTCATGGAAGAACGTGGAAGAAACCTTATCGGAGATTAAACAACTATGAATCTATTCTACTTACATGAAGACCCTTGGAGGTCTGCCGAATTACATTGTGATAAACACGTAGTCAAAATGATTATCGAGTATGCACAAATGTTATCCACTGCACATAGAATGTTAGACGGAACTCAATACACCGATTCTTCTAGTGGACGTAGAATCCAAAGGTGGGAACTAGATTACGACAGAGAACCTATCTTATATAAAGCCTCTCATATCAATCACCCTTCTACACGTTGGGTCAGAGAGAACTCTTGTCAGTATCGATATGCATATGATATGTTCACTGCACTATGTGACGAATACACTTATCGTTATGAGAAGGTACACTTAACTGATACTAAACTCAGAAAGATACTAAGTCACTTGCCTGATAATATTAAAACAGGTGCATGGTCAGAACCACCTCAGTGTATGCCTGAAGATGTCAAAGTTGAAAATGACACTATATCTGCATACCATAAATACTATGCAATCTATAAAAAAGAATTTGCAAAGTGGACTGATAGACCTGTTCCACAATTTATGTTATGAGAATAGTGTTACAAAATTATGGTGATTGTGTTTTATACGCAGAGAGACCATTCGGATATAGAAGATTCATAGTAGAATGGCCTACACATACACAACTGTTTAGTAGTATATGGTATAGGGAAGAACAAGTAAGACAAATCATTGAGGAGAAATTAAATGCCGACATATGATTTTCTAAACACTGAAACTGGTGAATTGGTAGAATACCAAATGTCTTGGAGAGACCTCGAAGATTTCAGATTAAACAACCCACACCTCAAACAACAAATATCTGCACCTAACCTTGTGGGTGGTACAGGTGACAGAGTTAAACCCGATAGTGGATTCAATGAAGTAATGTCCAAGATTGCTTCTAACAATATCGACACACCATTAGGTGAAAGGTATCACCGAAAGTCTGCAAAAGAAGTAAAGACTAGAGATACTATCCAAAAGCATATTGACATACAGTCAAGAAAGAAGTAAAATAAGATATGACACAATTAAAAACAACCTTACTGGATTTGTATGAATTAGAAAATCTAGATTTAAAAACAACAAACAAAGACGGTAAGAGATATTACACGGATACAGATGAAACTTTTTACTATCCAAGTGTCACCAGTGTCACGGGTCTACTATCACGTGACCATATCAAGTTGTGGAGAAAACGTGTAGGTGAAGAGACTGCAAACAAGATTACTGCACAAGCAACTAAACGTGGAACTAACTTCCATAACCTAGTAGAAGATTATTTAAGAAAAGAAAAAGAGTTTATAGAGTTTGATAACGTATTACAAGAAGGAATGTTTAAAGCTATGCAACCAGTATTAGACGAGATTATACCGATTGCAATTGAAGCACCTCTCTATTCAAACGTATTACAAATGGCTGGACGTGTCGATTGTGTTGGTATCTTTGACGACCAGTTAAGTATTATAGATTTTAAAACCAGTGCAAAGTATAAAGAAGAGTACATGGCAAAACCATGGTACATTCAAATGACTGCATATGCAATTATGGTAGAAGAACTTACGGGTCAGGCAATCGAAGAGATTACTGCATTAGTAGCTGTGGAAGGACACAACGCCTTTCAAATATTCTCTGCAAATCCAATGGATTATGTTGACGAATTGAATGACCTTCGAGTAAGGTATAAAAATGTTTATGGAGTATAACAATGAGTGAAACAAAAGAATTTAATTTAAACGGAGATTTCAATTGGAATAAGATAATCTCCAAAGGTGATGAGTGGGTAGAGTCCCAAGCATACGATAGTGCATATGATACACTATTAGAGTATCTTGAAATCGATAGTGAGGAAGACCTAACAGAAGAAGTGTTAGACCAAGCAGACCACCTTATCGATTATTTAACAACACCTTATTCAGAAGGTGGACTTGGTGTTCATGATACTAGTCCGACTTACTATGCTTACTATAGTATAGTTAGAGACTGGAGAGACAACATGGAACTGGAGCAGTTTTAAATGGAAATTGAAATAGGAAAAGAATATCATATCTATCCGAAGTTTAAAAAGTCTTACACTGAACGTGAAGTGTTTAAGAACAATGACAACGAAGATAGAGTGGTCATAGAATGTCTTTGGAGAAGTGGTTGTTATATCATTAAGGTGACTAACGAAGAAGAGAAGGAAACCTTAGAAGCTTATATGAAAGATGATGCAGAAGGTGATATGGAACCATGTGAATTCGAAGAGAATGAATTCATAGAATCCTTTGACGAATGTGGACGTGATTATTATATCCACCTTGCAGAAGGGAGTGAAGCAGACGAAGACGAAATGCAAGAACAACTGGAAGAAGAAGGACATGATTGGTTATGGGAAAACAACTATGACTCATGGGATTGTGAACACTTCTTTCGTTTACCATTACAAGTAGACCCAGTTGACCCCGAAAATAGATATAACTTAAGGTGGTAATATGATATCAAGAAAAGAGTTCTCAGAACAAGTTGAAAAACTAATTGTCAAAGGACGAGGTGCAGATATCATGTCTGCAATTGTAAAGGTTTGTGAGTTAAACAATATCGAACCCGAAAGTGCAAAGAGATTGTTAACACAACCTCTCAAAGATAAACTGGAAGCAGAAGCTGCTGGTTTAAATTTAATTAACCGAGGTAAGAATTCCAAAGGAAGTATTGCCTCATTCTTTTCAGATTAGGAGTAATTATGAAAAAAGGTGATATAGTAGCAGTCGTTGCTACAAGTGGTGAGTATGTTGGTGAACTAGTAAGTAGTAAACCAGTAACACTTGCTAATCCAAAAATGATTGTCAACACACCCGAAGGAGGAATGGGTTTCTCTAAAGGTGTTGCAGTGACAGGTGAAGTGAATCCAACTGAAATGATATTTGGTTCATATGTTTTTATTGCTAAGTGTAACAAAGAAGTTGCAGAAGCACATAGAACTGCAGTAAGTGGTATCGAAATTCCAAAGGAAAAGAAGATAATAACTTAATGACAAGTCGTGAAGGATATGATGCATACACTCTTTATCTTGGAATAAAGTTACACTTTCATTCTAAGGACTATGACTTTATAAAGTACAATGGTAAAGTAAAGAGTGATATCAATTCATTTCTGAAACGAAAGGACAAATACCACTTTGGTAAATTGTTCAAAACCCACAAACAAGAATTGCAAGACTTTTACATTGCAAACTTGTCTCTAAAGGACTCATGGGCTGGTGACTTACTTGATAACGAGTGTGTTAAAGTCTATAAGGAATGGAAGAAAAGAAATCAGAAACTATCGTATCTATTTGAAACGGAAGTTGCTGATTTACTTCGTAAGAGGACTATCAATAAAGTGTTAGAAGTGAAGAACGGACAACACCCTATATTACTCAAAGAGTTTTTAGGTAAGAAGATATCCCTCGAGACGATGTGTATCTTAGATGAAATCATTGGTTTCACCAAAGATTGGGAACGACTCATTTCGGAAAATTTGGTCTACCCCGATGTACAGAATAGGATAAACAAATACAAAAGTTTTGTATCTGTAGATATCAATAAGTACAAAAAGGTGTTGATTGAATTATGCTTATAGAAGCGTTTCAAAGGACATACACTAGTATGTATAAAAACTTAAAGTCTAAGAAATACTAAATATAAGGTATGTTTCAAAAACCCTCTTGTAGGATTAGTAGAAATATACTATAATAGGAGTATAGGAACCAAGGTTCTTATACATGATAAAATGCTAATACAATGTTATACAATAGGAGAATACAATGTCAACATCATTAGATAAACTAAGAGCAGCAATGGAAACTGCTTCCCCTTCAGCGGGAGAAAAAAAATCCTTTCAAGACGACACCATGTGGAAACCCGAACTAGATAAAACTGGTAATGGTTATGCTGTGGTTCGTTTCTTACCTACTCCCGAAGGAGAAGAGATGCCTTGGGTATCATACTTCGACCACGGGTTCCAAGGGCCAGGCGGTTGGTATATTGAGAAGTCTTTGACTACCCTCAATAAACAAGACCCTGTCTCTGAATACAATTCTCAGTTGTGGAATACAGGAATTGAAGCAAACAAAGAGATTGCACGTAAACAGAAAAGACGTTTACATTATGTGTCTAATGTCTATGTTGTTTCAGACCCAAAAAATCCCGACAATGAGGGTAAAGTTTTCAAATACAGATTTGGTAAAAAAATCTTTGAACAACTCAAAGAAGCTATCTCACCTGCGTTTGAAGACGAAAATGCAATAAATCCTTTTGATTTAAGAGGAGAAGGTGCTAACTTCAAAATCAAAATCAGAAAAGTAGACGGATACTGGAACTATGATAAATCAGAGTTCGAAAGTCCTTCACCACTTTTTGATGACGAAGATAAGTTAAATGAGATAAATAACTCTACTTATTCTTTAAACGAAGTGATTGCACCAAGTGAGTTCAAGTCTTATGACGAACTAAAAGAGAAACTCGATAGAGTTCTCGGACTCACTGGAAGTGTATCAACTGCTACTGCAGAAAGTGTTGCAGAAGACTTAGACGAAGTGCCTTGGTCAAATGTAAACACTGAAACTGTTGCAGAGGAACCTGTAATCGCATCAGCAGAATCTACTCCACAAGTTGAAGAAGATGACGCGATGGATTACTTTAAGAAACTAGCTTCTGATAGTTAGTTTCTAATATGGGGTAGTCGTTTAATTCATAATGAATAACTTGAAAGACGACTACAACACTAAGACCGTGGAAATGGGGGTACTTAGTAAGGGAAAGGTCAGTAGCAAATCTATTGCGGACTGGTCGGTGAAGAACGGGTTGCTGTAAGGCGTGGGGTGACTTCACACTTTTAGATTATTATGAAAAGTGAATACTACAAAAACATTCTACCATGGAATGAAAACGAAAGGGTTATCGACCAGTTTGGTTGGAACCCTCAGTCAGTTATAACACCTACTAAATCATCTAAGAACAATTGGGACGATGCATACTTAACTGCATACGAAGAAAAGAGAGGAGTTTGTCCTCGTCTTCCTAATGGTTTAATGATGTCGGAGTTTCATGCTGGTTTATGTGAGAACATAGTTCACTATTGGTCTATGGTTGGTGATACAATCGTTGACCCTTTTGCTGGAAGAATGACACGTGCATTCGTGTCTGCTTCATTAGGAAGAAATTATGTTGGTTATGACGTATCTTCTGAAACAGTAAAAAAAGTTAGAGAGGAAATGGGAAGACATTCCTTTGACGGATACTATGATATCTTAGAGAGTGACGGGTGTGAAATGTCTCATACAGATGATGAGAGTGCAAACTTAGTTATGACTTGTCCACCTTACGGGGATATAGAAAGATATGAAAGTGCAGAGGGTCAGTTATCCGACCTAAGAAAGTATGAAGACTTTTGTGAAAGGATACAAGTTTGTGGAAACAACATAGAGAGAGTTTTAAAGCCAGGCGGGTTTTGTGTTTGGGTTTGTGGTGATTGGAGAAGGGACGGAGAATACAAACCTTTTCATTCAGATACCATAAATATGTTCACTAAATCGGGTCTGAAATTACATGATATAATAGTCATGAAGAACGACACTATATTTGCAGCCTTACAAGCGGGTAAGTGTGCAAGTAAACGATACACTGCGAAAGTACATGAGTTCATTCTAGTGTTTCGTAAAGAAGGAGAACTAGAGTATAGTTCAGATAAAATAAAAAACAGAGAGGAATCGTTAGAACAATTTTTTAAATAATATGACAACAGTAACACCAAGAATAAATCCTAAGAATAGGCAAGAAGAACCTTTTGACAGAATGTTAAGAAGGTTTAAAAAGAATTGTGAGAAGAAGGGTATAGTTCAAGAGTGTAGAGACAGAAAGTATTATGAGAAACCTAACACTAAGAGAAATCAAAAGAATCAAGAGATTAAACGTAGAAGGAAGTTGGAAGCAAAACGTGCTAACCAACCAAGAAGACACCCCTTCTATGGTGTATTAAAATGAGAACAAAGAGAGAAAAAAGAGTTATTAGACAGTTTCTTATCTCTGCATTGATAGGGATATTAGGTATAGCAGCTGCAATATATCTTTTTTTAAATTATCAACCACCACTGATATAATGAATTATGACAAAATGGCATGGAGGAAAGGGTTCCAAAAGACGGAACTCAAACGAGGAACTCTACTCAGATAACTGGGAGAAAATCTTTGGCAAACCAAAACCTAATGTCAGTGTTCGTAAAGAAACACCCACCCACGGACTAACTCAAGTCCACAAAGATAAAACGAAGGTTATCCCTCGTAAAGATAAGTATAAAACGATTTAGAAGTCTTCGTCACCAATACCCATTGCACCACCAAACTTATAGACTGAATAGTCGTCATTGTTAGTTTGTGGTTTGTTTAGGTTATTGTATGTTCTTCCTTGATTGACAATGTTTTGATTACTTGCCATTGCAATTTGATTTCCAGTAGAAGCAGTTGCAGACACTTCTTGTCTTGCATTCTTAACCATTCCACCTTGGTCTTGAACACCAGCTGCAGAAATCTCTTCGGGTGAATATAAGTGTGGTATTCCGAATTTTTGTCTTGCAACAATATTGTGTTCTAACATCATTTCTTGCAGTTTAGATAATCTAATTTCTTCTGCTTGTCTTTGACCAGTAAGTTCTGCTTTGACTTGTGACATTTCCATTGACATTGCACTAGGTTGTCTTTGAACGTCTCCACCTGTTCCTATGAAGTCGTCTAACTCATCTGCAGCGTAATATGCACCACCCGAAATACCATCAAGTCTCTGTTGTGATTTTTGTGCTTGTTCAGCAATTCTTTCTTCTTCAGTGGTTCCCATCATTTTTCCAGCAAATGAAGTCATTTTATCCCACCAACTTTCTTCTTTAGGAACACCACTTTCTAATCTGATAAGTGCAGCTGATAATAAATCAATAGATTCTGCGAATTTTTTTAGACTCTTTGCTTTTCCGTCAACGTCACTAAACAACTTAATAGCACCTTCTGCATTTTGTAGTTTTTCAAATGCAACTCCTAGTTGTGTAATCTTAGTCATGTCTACATCTTGTAAACCTTTTGCAAAGTCAGTGACTTTCTCCATAGGAGATTTTGCACCGAATAGACTTCCGATACCTTCCATTAGACTTCCTAATAGATTTCCACCAGTCATTGCTACTAGACCAGCACCAATCGCTGCTAATCCAGCACCAACTAGAATTAAGTTAGCACCGTCAACCAAACTAATCTTAATAAGGTCACCAATGAACATATTGAATGCACCAGCAGCCATTTCAGCTGCAAATGCAAATGGAATCAGAGCTGCACCTAAGGCTGCGATTGCAACAGCACCTAATAACATTACTGGAAGCATACCACCCAGTATTGCAGCTGCTACACCTAGTGCAGTAAGTCCGACTGCAATGGTTAGTATAGTTCCTAAACCTGCGTCTTTCATTAACTTAAGTGCAAATGCAAATGGAATTAAGGCTGCACCCAATACACCGATTGCAAGAGCACCTTTAAGAATTCCAAATGTTGCTTTACCGATAAGTCTTGCAAACATGATTAAAGCACCAAGTGCAACAAAACCTTTAAACATAGTTTTGAAGTCTAATCCATTAAATGCTTTTAATCCTATTGCAAGAAGTCCTACTGTTCCACCAAGTATACCAAGTGTTAATGCACCTTTTAATACTTTAGAGTCACCAAATTTTTTGACTCCGTTTGCAATTGATTTTAAGAAACCACCACTCTTGCCTGATTTGGCAGGTAATCCGACACCTTTGTCTGCAGCTTTGTCAGACATTCCTTTTGCCATTCCATCGGCTTTACCTTTGATTGCACCACCGATAGGAGAATCTCCACCACCTTCTTTTCCTTTGGGTGTGAAAAAGTCTTTGACTCCACCCATGAACCCAGTGACTTTATCTTTGAGTCCTTCACCTGCTTCACCAAATACACCACCGATTGAACCCATAATGTCACTTATTGCATTTACTTTCTTAGTGACTGTATCAGCAAAACCAAGTATATCAATTCCAGTTAGTTCTTCAATACCACTACTGAACTTCTCTGTACCTTCAAATTTAGTTGCTTTTTCTAAACCTGTTTTATATGCTTCTGTTGTTTCAGAAAGTGCTTCACTTCTTTCTTCTAAGGTTTTTCTTTCGGCTGCAATTTCTCTATCATAGGCTGCAGTCATTTTATCTGCTTTGTCTTCTCTTTCTCTTTGTAAATCTTGTATAAGTTTGTTGTTTGCATCCGCGGCTGCACCGTTTAATCCAATTGACTTGGAACGTGCTTCTTCAATTTTTTTATCCAACTGAGCAAGAACATTATTACTTTTCATTGACTGTTCTAGTCTTGCTTGTCTTCCGTCTTCAAGTTCTTGTATCTTGTCTTGGGTTTCGTTGAATTCTATTTGTGCCTGTCTCATTCCTTCAAAGTCGAAGGTTTCCATTACACCATTAATTTCTTGTGAGAAGTTTGATTGTAATTGTTTGAGTTCTTTAGGGTCAAGGGCAGACTCACCCTCTTTCATATATTTGTCGACAAGACCAGTGAGGTTTTTTAATTTCTTAGTTGCTAACGCACCCGTAAAGGAATCTTTACTAGATTCCCTAAAGTCTGCTGTTATTTTGGCAACTTGTGGAGAGACTTCTTCTAAGTCTTTAATGATTTTCTGAAATCCAGGCTTCAGTTTTGCATTAACCTCTTTGATTTCTTTTGCTAAATCTTCCCGTTGTTCTCTAATTAACTTATCGTCGCCAGTTGCCATTTATACGTTCCTATTTTCCACCGAATGCTTTACCAGCTTCTGATATACCGAATGCACCAAGTGTCACTACAACAAATGATGTGTAGATTGTTTCTGATACTTTCAAGTCCATATCCCATACTAGTGCTGTGACTAAGTCAGTCATACCAAACACTACCATTAAGAAGAAAGATATGAAACCTATAATTGATTTTTCGTTTATGTCATTGTCATCTAAGAACAAATCTATAACTTTTCTTTTTGGAGGTGCTAATCCAGCACGTGCTTTCTTAGCTTCCTCTTGCATTTCTTTAATGTTGTCTTCTTGCTCATCGAGTTTATCGATAAGTGCCATATACTTCTCTAAAGAAATTTCAACTTCATTCGTATTGTTTTCTTTTTTATCACCCATAACCGTTTCCTTTAAATTATCGTCTTTTCATTTTGGCATTTTCTGCCTCTTGTCTAGACTTCTCTTCTTTAAGATGTTGCATTAACAACTTAATGTAAACTTCTCTTTCCCAAGGTATCATATTGTCTAACTCAGTCAACGAATACTTGTGGTGTTGCATTAATTGAAAGTTAGTGTTATAATGATTGAACACACTTTCATGAGAAAGAGCTATTAAAAAAAATTCTGAATTCCTTCTAACTTCTGCTCGTTCTTCGTTCCACACTCTTCACAATCCCATTCCAGTGTAGTTGTTAATTTAGGAAGTTGGTCGAACCATTTTCCTAAAAGTTCTAACTGAGGGAAAGTTAAACTATCCACAAATTCGTCTCGTTCTAATTTAGTCAAATCTGCACCTTCATAAACATTCTCTTCGTCAAAAATGTTTACTATGGATTCTTTAATAAGTTCTACTGTTTGTGCTTCTTCTTTTAGGTCTGCGACCTTTTCGACTCCAGCAACATTAGGTATACTTAATGTTAAACCCACCGTGTCAGTAATCATAACAGTAAAGTCTTGTGGAATCTCACCTTCAGGTTGAATATCATCTAAACTAAGTGTCACCTCTTTTGTATGTGGACACTCTCTATTCACGCATGGAAACATCAATTTAGATGTGTCCCCTACAGATACTTTTCTTACTTGAATGAATAACCATTCTAAGTCTGTAGTCGGTAGTTCCTCAATAACTATCTTGTCATTGGTCACTGCTTGTAGCAATTTTTTAACAGATTGCATAGTCTGTTTTGTGTCTGCACCTTCTTTAGCCTGAACTAAAATGTTCTGTTCCTTTACTAGAAATGGACGATATTCTATATCTTGTCCACTAACTGGTAAAACTGTTCTATAAGTCGGTGTCGACTGTATTGGTAATGCCATTATATTATCCTCACTTTATTAATTAATTCTTAATCACCACCACCACCGATGTTAAGACCACCAATTTTTCTACTGATATTCTTACCACGGGTAATTTGGCCTTCAAGACCACTTACTTTATTTAGGTATTCTCCAGCCTTTGGATTAAACCTAGACAACACTTTGAGTGTATCCATAGTTGCACCTAAAATACTTCCTTTTCCTAATGGGTCTTGTTTTGCACCATTGTCCATTGGTTCTATTGTTCTTACTTCGTCTGCTTCACTTGGATATGAAACTTCAAAGTTTTTATATTCAAATGTGACTTCGAACTCCATAATTCCACCACCTTCATTCGAACTTGAAACTGTTTGTTCGTCATATGATACTGGATATACGTCTTGGAATTCGTATAACATTCTTGGTTTCCCACCCATACTTAATTGTGCAACGTTGATACTTCCAGTGTATTCGTTTATGTATTTCATGACTGGTTGAAACTTTGTTCCCCTATCTCTACTATGTGAACTACCTTCAGGTTTACCTTCAAATATTGAACGTTGCCATGCGTCGATAAGGATTCTATCGTAGAAGAAAGTGTCACATATGAATGTCAGTGATAACCCACCGTCATAACTAACTGTTCCATCAGGGATTTGACGAGGAGCTCCGAATGTTGCTTCTTCGTTAGTTCCCAATTCAACGCCTGGGAAACTTGCATTGATACAACGGAAGTTATGTCCGTCATCAGTTTTAAATTTAAAACCACCTTGGTTATCACCACCTATGATTTGAACATCAAAATAATTGGGTCTTGCACCCGTATCAAAATAAGATATAAACTCACTGATTCCTACACTCATACTACCTTCCTTCTACTATCTGCATATACAGAATTTGCGTTTACGTTAAATTGTTGTGACGGTAACATTGCAACCACTTCCCAAAATTGAGGTGGGACTAAACTAAATTGACTTGTAATGTGACCGTAGAGATATTCTTTTAAACATGGTTTATAATATTTCAATCTTGATACCCCTTTCAGTAATTCATATGTTAATCTAAATCTAGTTGTCTCGTTATAATCTTTATTGTTTGTATATTCATACAACTCTTCTAAGAATAAAACTCTATAACGAGGTGCAATGTAATGTAAATTGATTCCTATAAATCCTGTTGCATACTTTCTAATTGGTATGACTAAAGGAAATCTATCGAAATAGGGTAGTGTATTTTTATGTTTTGCATCATAGAAATACATATACATTCTACCTATTTCAAGTGTAGTGACCACTTCACCTTCTCTTAGTGTTTGGTCAGGTCTCACCTTTACATTTCTTAGGTTGTCTTTGAACCATTCCAATGATTCGAAGCTCCTTTGTTCTAATTCTGAAGGAGATTCGTTTTGTAATTTTTCAAATAGACCTGCCATTGTCTATTATTTATGCCTTTAGAATGTTTTTATAACTTTAAATGTCTCACATTCCCATTCTTTTTCTTCAAAAGGTATGTGCATGATTTGTTCTAAATCAGTATCATCAAATAACTTGTTGTCTTTCATGTGTATTTCTAAAGACTTATTACTATCTTTAAAGAGGTCTAAGTAGTCTACTGTAGTTTCACCGATTAGTGTTGGTAATTTGAAGTTAAATATTTCTGATTGAATACGATATGCAGTTAGATAGTATTGTGGTCTATCCTCGTCAACGTGCCATTCTAGTAAAGGTTTATTTGAAAAGGTATTCGGACTTCCTTCTGCAAATCCCCTTGTGTCTATCCATTGTTGTTTATCAACACTGAAGATATCTTTCCATGTATTGAAATCTATAATATTGTTTTCAGTAAAAAACTCTTCTTGACAATCCCAAAAAACAATACCTTGTTTTTCCATTTTACCCAAGTACATTGCATATTGTCTACAAGAGCCTGGGTGAAACCATACACCAAGAGAGTCAGTCTTCATACTACCTTGTGGATATGAATACCAACCTTCTTCTTTCCAAGTGTCTAAGAGATATCTACATTTACTTGCATGAAAGAATGCATTGTCTTCAGTATTTTCTAATCGTTTGTTATAGAGTTTTGCTGGTTGAATGTGACGTTCTAATGTTTCAAGATAGAATTCATTGTTTTGTATACCGTCTTCTTTTAACCATGGGTCACGAATGTTGTATTTCATTATGGCCTTACAATATCGTAATGCAGACATTTTAAGGTCTCGAGTAAGAACCTCGTGTTTTAAAATATCTCCAAACAATAATAGTTTGGGTCTAGACGTGTCTTTAATCTCATTAAAGAGTGTTTCAACTTTGTCATAGTCTGACTGTTCATTTAAAAATATTAACATAATTTTTTCCTTAAAATATTTTCTACTATCACCAAATCTTCAGGTGTGTCTACCGAGTATCCCTCGTCTTCCACCTTAACCATTTTGACTTTAAACCCATTCTCAACAAACCTTAACATTTCCACTGATTCACTTTTCTCTAATTCATGGACTGGAAGGTGTGGAAACATTTCTAAGAACTCTCTATTGAATGCATATAAACCTAATTGTTGTTTGACAACGGACTCTTCTTTTTGCATGTATGGTATACTTAGTCGTGAATAGTACAATGCATTATTGTATGAATCTGTTACAACTTTCACCACATTGTTATCATGTCGTTTGTCTGAATAAAAGTCTAACTCAACATATGCATTAGATACACTACCTAGTGTATGGGATTCTACTAACTGGTCAATAGCCTCAGGATTAATCAGGGGTTCATCTCCTTGTATGTTTACAAAGACATCTCCTTCAATATCTTTAATTCCTTTTGCACAACGGTCTGTTCCAGTCAAACATTCTTCGTCCACAATTAAACAGTTCATGCGCATGGAGTAACAGAAGTCATAAATATCACTACTATCGGTTAACACTATAACACTAGCGAGTGATTTTGACTGTATGCACTGATTGTAAACCCGCTGAATCATGGGAATTCCTGCTATCAAGGCCAGAGGTTTCCCTTCAAATCTAGTTGAATGGTATCTTGCTGGAATTAGTCCAACAACTTTAGTAGTTCTATCGGTCTCTGTATACTCTTTTCGCACACTACACCCCCTTCCACATCACCATAACCATAACTCGCACAGACAAAATCTATCCCTGCTCTCTCAGCAGCCTGTCTATCAACGTCCATATCTCCAATATAAAGTGTATCACTTGGGTCAACATTACAGAATGCACAAGTGTAAAGTAGTTGGTCAGGTGAAGGTTTACCTCTCAGTCCTTGTTTAGGAGAACATACATAATCAAACGTTGCAATTCTTTGTAGTATTTTCTTTGTTCTATCGATATCTTTAGAAGTACAGATTGCAATCTTACGTTTTTTTATCACTGTAAGTGCAACAAGTAGTTCATGGACACCTTCAAATATCTCAATTTGGTCTAATAGTTCGAGAGAAGATTTATCATAGGTGTCTTTAATTGAAGAAGTGTATTCTATACCCAAATCTTCTATGATATCTCTGAATGGACGACCAATTCTTTTTTCATATTCACTAAATGGGACACTTATATCATGTATTTCACAAGTTTTTTCCCAAGATTGTTTCATATTTGGTAAAGAATCTATCAAAACCCCGTCTAAATCGAACATTATTAACTTTTTCATTTTACTAAGTGGTCTTCCGTAAGTATTCTGAACCCATATTTCCTATCTTGACAGTATTCGTTTGCAGCTTTGAACTTTGCTTGGTTAACAACGTAGGTTGCAACCTCGTTTAAGTATCTTTGAGTCCTTCTTTTGGGTTCTTTGGGTGGTGATAACTGTTTTTTGGGTTTCACTTCTATGATTTCCCGTATAACTTGTCCTTTTCCATTGACATACTTGATATAAAAGTCAGGAAAGTACCTATGAACACGTTTGTCTATTGGACTTCTGTATGGTATAATGATTTCTTCACTTCCCCATTCGATTATGCTCGGGTTATTATCACAATAGACCATGAATCTTCTTTCCCAAAGTGAACGATAGATAATTTTGGTGGGGTCACCCTTATATTTTTTATAGTTCTTTGGTTTAAACTTGCCCGAATAACTTTTTCTAGACATAAATAACACTAGTAATCATAATTTTTAATATTTAGGTTCAAAAAAACATGCCAAGTATAGACAAACTATTAAACAAAGTAAACCAGGCTGCAAGTGCAATCAAATCCTTTAAAGGAATCAAATCAAAATTCGAAGGTAAAGAGTATACTGGTTCGTATGCAAAAGACATGCTTGCAAGTGAAAAGGCAAAAGCACAAAAGTTATTAGACGATAGACGTGCAACACTTCAAACTAATCTTAATGCCTCAAACCTTGCAAAATCAGTTGCAAAAAAACCACCAGTCAAAAACATAAGAGATTTAACATATCCAGTTGGAGAAGATTTAGATTCGTATATAGTATTTGAAACTAGACCAAGAAAAGCAAGAGAGGGTAGTAATGCTAAAAATATTTTTAGTGGAGAAGAACAAGTTTCTATTGCATTGTATGTCCCCGATGAATTGTCTTTTGATACTAAAGTGACATATGAGAACGAAGGTATTGGTGCAAACAAAAGAAATCTTATTGATACCTTTGACGGAGGTGGTAATGGAATTCAAGCATTTGGTAGTGGTTTAGAAGAAGCATTTCAAGGAATGGTAGATGCTGGTGCTAATGCTGTAACTGGTGGTGTTAAAAACTTTCTTCAAGGTAAAGCAAAAAATCCTATGGAAGAACAGTTTTTTAAAGGTGTAGAATTTAGAAGTCATTCATTTAGTTACGAGTTCTATCCTAAAAGTTCAGACGAAGCACGTCAAGTTGAAGATATTATTTGGTCATTTAAATCTGCAATGTTGCCTGATACTTTTGCAAATGCAGAAGCAGACGGAGCTGCAGAAGGATACTTCAACTATCCAAACATATTTAATATCTATTATGAAGGTTCTATTAGTCAAAGATTTGAAGACTTCTTACCTTCTGTTTTAACAGATTGCACGGTATCACATTCAACAAAACTATTTCATGACGGTTATCCAGTATCAACTGAATTAGGTCTTGAGTTTACTGAAGTTAAAGTTATTACACAAGAAACTTATCAACAAATATCTAAGTCAAAAAGAAAGTCAGATATTGGTGGTGGTCAATCTTCACTTGCATTAGGAAAAGATACTTATGGTGAAAAGATAGACGGAACAGGTTTCTTTGGAAGTAATGTAATGAGAGAAAAAACAAGAAATACTAGTGGTCAATTATCAACACCACCACAGCCTGGAAATAAAGGTGGAGGTAGAGGATAATGGCAACACAATTTTTTAAAAATTTTCCCGAGATTCAATACACATTAGATAGTGGTAAGGTCATTACCATTAAAGATTTCTTTAGGAAATCTAAGATTGACACTTCTGCAGTTAATAGTATTATAGATTATGAGTATTATGAATTACAAGAAGGTGATAGACCTGATGTAGTTGCAACTAATATATACGGTGATTCAGATTTACACTGGACATTCTTTTTAGTTAACGAAATGAATAACTATTATGACTGGTGGAAAGACAATAGAGCCTTTGAAAAATACATGTCACATGCCTTTGGTGGTCATTTCATAACGACACATAATAAATCAGATATCGTAAGTGCAACAGGTAAGTTCCTATTAGGTGAAACTGTATCATGTACAAGAGACGGAACAACAATAAGTGCAAAGGTAACAAAGGTAGAACCCAACTTTGCAAGAGTAGGAACAGAAGGGGATAAATTTCAAGCAAGTGAAATCGTAACTGGTAATATCAGTGGTCACTCTTGTACTGTAAAAAATGGAATCAATCAAACAGACGGAACTGCATATTACTATGATTTAAACGGTAATAAATCAAATACGTTTGTAAATGGTATGTACGAGAAAACAATCTATGATGATGAGTGGGAAAAAAATGAAGAAAAGAGAAAAATCAAATACATAAAACCACAATACATTAAAAGGGTAGTTAGAGAATTTAATAGAGTAATGAGTTCATAATAATGTCAGCAGGAAATTATAAAGCTGGTGAGTTTAGTATTGAATCACTTGCAATTGTAAACCAAGAAGACGAGTCGGTTGATATATCAAGCCTTGCAATAGGGGTCAAGTTATTTGAATCAATTTACAATAAGTTCACTACTGGTCATGTAAATGTTTTAGACGGATTGAATATACTAGGAAACTATAAATTTACTGGTCAAGAATACATTCGTATTTCAGTTGCACAAAAAGAAGGTGTTGGTCAAGACCCCGAAAAGAAATTTACAATCGATAAAACTTTTAGAATCTATAAAGTTGAAAATGTCAAAAGACCAAAAGAGGCCTCTCAAATTTATCAACTTAGATTTTGTGACCCAAGAATGTTTTACTGTAGAAAGAAACGTTTGAGTAGAATGTTTAGAGGTTCATACGAAGAAATGTTACAACAAGCATTACTTGAAGAAGCAAATGTGAAACCACAAGAGTTTGATTGGTTTGAAGAAACAGAACCAAAGAACATGCAATTCATATGTCCTAACTGGACTGTTTCAAGATTTATTGACTATGTAGTCAACGAAGCAAACATTGGTGAAAATGCAGAATGGAAAAATGGTATGTTCTTCTTTCAAACACTTAATGGTGGATTTAGATTTAGTTCAATTGACACTATGTTGAAACGTGAGTTCCCAGTTCCGTTTTCATATAGACCAAGAAGTGCAGAAGAAACTTCTGAGTTAGACTTGAATGCAAAGGGTGGTTTAAACTCTATGATAAAATCATTCTACATACCACAACAATTTGATACACTTAGAGGAACAGCCAAAGGTGCATATGCTTCTATGCAAAAAACATACGACCCAATCAGAAAACAAGAAGTTGAGTTTGTGTATGATTTAGAAAAAACTATGAGTCGTGGAAAACACTTGTCAGGTTTCCCTTTAATAAGAACGGGTGAAATGGAAAGGTCATTAACACTTGAAAATCAAATTGACCCTTTGATATCACCTGCTGTGACAGAAGTAGATATTGACTTTCCACCAAATGAATCATACGATAGTAATGTCAGTTATGACTTTACAAGTTCACACCTATTTGATAATGTCGATACACTAGGTAGTGACGAAGTGTTCCAAGGATATAAGTCAGTCGACAATGCAAGATTAGAAAGAAATGCATTACTAGAAATACTACAACAAAATAAAATTGTAGTGACTGTACCTATGAGAACAGATTTAACAGTAGGGAATGTTGTTCAATTAGAAATACCACAACCCGAACCAACAAATAAAGAAGACAGATTAAATGACGGGAGATATCTGATTACTGATTTATCTATAGTCATGAGTGTTACCTCACAAGAAGGTGAAATGCATTTAGAATGTGTTAAAGAAAGTTTTGCAGCTAAGATTGCAGACGTAAAACCATTACAAGACGCAGACCCTGCGGAAGAAGTATTATAATGAAACATTTTTTTGGAATCGTAGAAGATAGAAACGACCCTCTTAAGATAGGAAGGGTTCGTGTTCGTATACATGGAATTCATACTGATAATAAATTAGAATTATCAACACCCGATTTACCATGGGCTCAAGTATTACTTCCTACAACTTCTGCTGGACTTTCGGGTATAGGAATGCAACATGGTTTAGTTGAAGGAACAACCGTGTTTGGATATTTTAGGGACACTGCAATGCAAGACCCAATTGTGTTTGGTGTTGCAACTGGTATACCTCAAACAGGATATAAGGTTGATGCATTCGGAAATGAATTATCAAGAAGTGTGGAAAAGGGTTTTAATGACCCACGTAGATTAACGGTTGCAGATTATAAAGGAACACCTGATGCACCAAATCCCGAACAAGATTCAAGACGACCACATGGTCTAACAAGTGCAATCGATACACAACCTAAGTCACCAAAAAAATTAACAATTAATTATGATGCAACAGGTTCGACTATTACAGAAGGAACAGTCACTAAAGATATGCTTCCCTACTATCCATTATACACTGGAGAGTCAGATGTGTCAAGTCTTGCACGTGGTGATTCTGTATTAGATAAGAAGATTGAAATAAAAGGACATACAATTCCCGATTCAGTTGCACAACCAGTATATCCATATAACAAAGTGTATCAATCAGAGTCGGGTCACGTTATTGAAGTGGACGATACAGTTGGTAAAGAAAGACTTTCAACTTATCATAGGTCAGGAACGTTTCAGGAGGTTCACCCTGATGGAAGTGTAGTGCAACGAATCGTAAATGATAATTATCAGATAGTTGCAAAGGACGATAAGATTTATATAGCTGGTAATGCAGACTTAACAGTAGAGAAAGGAAACGTGACAATCAATGTTAACACTGGTAATGTAGATATGAAAGTGTTAAAGGGTAATGTCACTTCAGAGATTACAGAAGGAAATCTAAAAGCAGATATCCTCAAAGGAACAACAGACGTATTATCAGAAGGTAAGATTACAATCACTGGTAATAACAAAACAGAAATTATATCAGACACAACAGTCACGGGAACACTTACAGTATCAGGTGCAACCACTTTACAATCGACATTAGATGTCACTGGTAAACAGACAAATTCAAGTAGTATTACTGCAAGTGGAGAAGTCAAAGGTAAGGGTGTCAAACTTTCAACACATACACATACAATTACTTCAGGTTCTTCTGCTGGTAAGACAAAGAAACCTGATTAGTTTGTATAAATAGATATATGGTAGACTTAGTAAATAACGGAAAAACGGTTGCAACGAAAGATATCTATTCAGATTTAGACATCTTTTTTCGTAAACACCCAATCACTGGTGATATAGTCAGAAAGACTGATACAGATGCAATCAAAAGGTCTGTTAGAAATATAGTCATGACCAACAAGTATGAAAGACCTTTTAAACCCAACTTTGGTGGTTCAGTCAGAAATAAATTATTTGAATTAAATACTGATAGACAACTAAACAGAATGAGAAGGAATCTTGCAAAAGAAATAGAACAGTTTGAACCTCGTGTAGAGAACGTTGATATTGTATTTGGGGACGAAGATTCAAATGCATTGAATATAATGATATTTTATAATATCAAAAACGGAGCCCCACAACAAGAGGTTGAAATAAACGTTACAAGGACACGATAATGGCAGTAAAAAGTTCACAATTAAACATAACCGATTTAGATTTCGATAACATTGCAGATAACCTTAAGAATTATCTTAAAGGTCAAGAACAATTCAAGGATTATAACTTTGAAGGTTCAAGTATGTCAGTTCTTGTCGACCTTCTCGCATATGCATCTCACATTGGTGCAGTAAACACAAACATTGCAGCTTCAGAATTATTTTTAGATTCTGCACAAATCAGAAAGAACGTTGTATCACGTGCAAAGGATTTAGGATTTGTTCCTGCTTCAGAAGTTTCTTCTTCTGCATTCATTGATTTAGAAATGAAGAATGTAAGAAATGCAGACGGAACTCAACCAACAACTACAGAAATGCAATTACTTAGAGGAACAAACTTTGTGACTGTATTTGACGGAAGTTCATACAACTTTGTAGTGACTTCCACTAAAAGACCAACTCAAAATGGAACCTCATACAACTATAATAACGTAGAGGTTGTTCAAGGAACATATGCAAACGACTCATTCATATTTGATAATCAGTTATCAAATCCAAAGTTTGTATTATCTAATGAAAGAGTAGACAAATCACGAATGATAGTAACCGTAACTTCGAATGGAGTGACAGAAACTTACACACTTTCAACAGGTATATCAAATATCACAACAACTTCTAAGGTGTATTATGCACAAGAGAACGAAGAGGGATATGTAGAAATTTACTTTGGTGACGGAACATTAGGTAAGTCATTATTGGACGGAGACACTATTGACGTAACTTATATAATAGTGGACAAAGTTCATGCAAATGGTGCTACTCAATTTATTTTAAATGGAACAATCAATGGTTTCTCAAATTCACAAGTTACTAATGTAACAAAAGCAAGTGGTGGTGCAGAGAAAGAATCAATCGACTCAATCAAGTTTAAAGCCACGAAGTTTTACACTTCCCAAAACAGACTTGTAACACTTAACGACTATAAAGCAAAAGTACAAGAGTATTATCCGAATGCTGATGCTGTTGCAGTGTGGGGTGGTGAAGACAATGACCCACCCGAATATGGTAAAGTGTTCGTTGCACTTAAACCACAAAACTCAGACTATCTATCTGATACAGAAAAAACATTGGTCACAAAGAAGTTAAATGATTTAAACATGTTAACTGTTAGACCTAAGATAATTGATGCAGAGATTGTCAAGATTCTAATCACATGCGTATTCAAATACAATGAGAATGCAACAGACTTATCAATAGGTGAGTTAGAAGCAATCGTAAACACTGCAATTAAAAAGTTTGACACAACTAATCTTAACAATTTTGATGCAATCTTTAGACATTCAAACTTATTAAAAGCAGTTGACGATAGTAACACTGCAATACTATCTAACACATGTAATATCAGATTAAAGAAAAGGGGGTCTATCAACATAGGAGAGACTAAAGGTTACTCAGTAACTTTTGGTAATGCATTATACAATCCACATTCAGGACATAGTTCGGAGAGTGGAGGTATAACAACCTCAACAGGTTTCTATGTTCAAGGTGATTCAGCCAACATACAATATTTTGACGATGATGGAAAAGGTAATTTAAGAAGATATTACCTATCAGGGTCAACAAGAATTTATCAGAGTAGTACAGCTGGAACAGTTGCCTACTCTACAGGAAAGATTACAATCAATGCCATCAATATAACCTCAACGGTTAATACTGATTCATCGATTGACTTCACGGTTATCCCTTCGGGAAATGATGTCGTTGCAACTAGAGGTAATCTAGTAGACATTTCTTCTGAAGATATTAAGGTAACTGGTGAAGTAGACACCATTAGTAGTGGTGAAAGCAGTGCTGGTGTAGGGTATACTTCTACCTCAACCAGTTCATATTAATAAACATGAAACAAGTGGTCGGGAGTCCCCCGAGTAGTTTCCCATTTAATTGGATTATAGGAGGAAAATTAAAATGGCAGATAAGAAGATAAGTGCATTAACACAAGTATCAGATACAGATATAGGTGCTGATGATTTACTACACATAGTAGATAACCCAGGCGGAACACCCGTCAACAAAAAAATGACCATAGGTCAGTTATTCGAAAATATCCCAACTCATTTAGCAGTTGACGATATAACAGTATTAACTGCAACTGCGTCTAACCTTGCATCATCTTTTGCAAGTGAAATCACACTGACTGGTTCTACAGCAGTTGAATTCGTGTTAGATGACGGAACAGATACAGGTCAGATTAAAGTAATTTACAAGACAGATAGTTCAACTGCAAATGCAGAGGTTACTGTTTCATCTTGGGGTTACTCAGCAGATACAACAGACCAAATCATTCTTAGTGGACAAGGTGATGCAGTTATTTGTATTTGGAATGGTTCAAATTGGTTCCCAATTTCAAACCTAGGTGCTACATTAAGCTAAGATTATGTCTAACGATTTTAAGATAGAAAAACTATCAGATAGGTTAACCTCATTACTGCCTGAATATATTCAGCACGAGGCACCCGTCTTTGAACTATTTTTAAAATCGTATTTTGAATACTTAGAATCGGAGATAGTAACACTAAGTTCCGAAAGTGAGTTAGACGGAATCTTGATGGAAGACAGTTTGGGGTCTATTTTAGTAGAACCTCAGACTGTCAAACCATCTTCTGATGCAGAGACATCAAAATTAATATACGAATCAACGGGTGCAAACCCTAATGCAACTGCCGAACCATGGAAAGTGGGTGAGTATGTAGTTGGTTCAGTATCAAAGTCAGTTGCAAAAGTTAATTCAATAAATGGATTACAAATTTATGTATCTTCCATACACGGAACTGGTTTCTCAGAAGGAGAGACACTTACAGGAAGAGAGTCAAAACAAACAGGTGTAGTTAGTGGTTACAAAGAAAACACAATAGCTGCAAACAATAAGATACTAGACTATTCAGATATCGATAGGACTTCTGAAGATTTTCTACAACATTTCCAAACAGATTTTTTACCTTCGTTAGACCTTAAACAAACACAAAATAAAAGGTTAACGATTAAAGGTATATCAGATTTATACAAAGAAAAGGGAACTGCAGAATCATTAAAATTCTTAATGAGGATTCTTTATAACGAAGATGCAGAGATTAGATATCCCGACAACGAAACAATTTATGCATCAGAATCAGATTACTCTCAGAAGAGAAGAGTAAACATTTTGATGTCAGACTTAAGAGTTGCACCAAGTGCTACAGATAAGATAACACAATACACTGCAAGTAATCGAATACAAGCAGAGTCAATCATAGAAAATGTATTCCCAATCGATGCAGAAACAGGTGAATACTCACTAGAGATTACAGATAATCATAAAGGTACATTCTTAAAAGACCAACAGGTCACATTAGTAGATAGAGACGGAGTTACTACCACAACAGGAACATTAAAGGGTATCGTTTCAGATATCACTAATACTTCTTCTTCAACATACATTCAACATGACGATAACGGAGACATATTATTTGAGTCAGGTCTACCAGCAGTATATGTTGGTACCTATGATGGAACTCAATCAAATACAGAATCTAGTCATGGTGGTGGTATATTATTAGAACAATCTAGTGTAGGTTCTATGTATTCACTTAATGATGCAATAGAATTCACAGGTGCAAAATCAAATACTAATGCAACCATTTCAAAAGCAGTAGTCAATGGTCTATTAGAAGGACAAGTTGATGAAATTTTTATTGAAGACGGTGGAACAGGATATAAAGGGGGAGACCTTGTAGTATTCGAATCTAGTAATAGAGGAAGTGGTGCAGAAGCTGTACTTGGTTCCGTTGGTGATGAAATCATATTAGAGGGTGCAACTGTTTGGGGTCAGTATGAAATTACTGCAACTGCTGGACAAGCACTTTTCACTGGTGCAGACAACAATGGTAATCAAATCATTTTCAATGACGAAAGTGTTGAAGTGTATGTAGACGGAATAGAAAAAATATCCGTTACCGATTATACACATAAAAACGATAGAGTTGTATTTACAACTCCACTAAATGGTGGTGAGTTGGTTGAAATCTATACTAAGAAAATGAGATTACTTAGTGAAGACGGTGAACCAGTTCAAATGGAAACTACTAACTCAAATATTAGAAGTGTCTTTATTAAATCGGGTGGTATTGGTTATACAGAAGTTCCTAAAGTATTCCCAGGCGGTTATCTTTACTTTACAGATACGACAGGATACGTAGAAGGTGAGGTTGTTACTGGAACAAACTCGGGTGCAACTGGTACAATTCTAAAAAATGATTCAAAAAACAAACGTCTAATCATAAAAAGATTATCCACTGATACAGGTGCATTCGTAACTGGTGAAGAAATCACTGGTGGAACTTCTACTACTGTAAAACTAAACACTCAATCAACAGTATCAAGTGGAACAGGTGCAAAACTATATGCATATTCTGATACGATTGGTGGAGTTGGTTCGATTAACATTCAAGAACAAGGACATGAATTTACAGAAGACTCTGTTCTAAGTGGAACATCACACTTCCCTATGTTAATTACTACACCTAGTGCAAACTTAACAAAGGATTTAGTAATAACAGGAAGAGTGTCAGGTACTACTGGAAAGGTTGTATCATATGATGCAGATAGACACATATTGACATACACTTCATTAGACGGTTTATTCTTATCTAATGAAATGGTAGATTTCAATTCAGTCGACACATTTAAGATTTTAAAATCTAACCCATATCAAGCAAGAGGTTTGGTATCAGGTGAAGGTGTAATACAAGAACAATTATTAGGTGATAGGTCTACACTTGATGCAAGTGCATCTAATATACAAGACAGTTTATACTACCAAACACATTCATATGTTATTAAGGTCGGAGAAAGTATAAACAAATATAGGTCAGTTGTCAAGGATTTATTACACCCAGCTGGACACGTATTCTTTGGTGAGGTTGCAATTAAACAAACAGTTGACACAACTGTAGAAAAACAAATTAAATTTAGACCTACAATTGTTATAAACGAAGCACCAGTCTTAACTAATCCACAAGCATTTGCAAATTCAATGAGACAAATACTTCTTTGGACTACTGATGAAGAAATGAATGAACCATTAGTTGTTCTAAAAGACGCAGGGGTTCCAACAGTTAGTACAGACCCAAGAACTGGACTTGCAATCACCGAACCATTTACAGAGTATGGTGATTCGTCTCATAGAAACAGACACTTAAATATTTTCAGAATAAAGTCGTTTGTTGCAACAAGTTCATATAAAACGAGAAGACAAGAACAAAGAAGTGGTGTAGAAACATTCATAGTAAGTGTTGTTAATAATGGTTCACAAAACGTATACGAAATAAATGGTGAACAAAATGCAACTCTAACTTTAAAAAGAGGACATACTTATCACTTTGTATACCCACAATCACACCCATTTAGATTTTCAACGACTGCAGACGGAACACATGGTGGTGGTTCAGAGTACAGACTAGGTGTAAGAGATATTGGTTTGACACTTGAGATAAAAATAGGAGATACACACGAAGATACATTCTATTATTATTGTGGAAACCATTCAGGAATGGGTGGAACTGCAAATAAAGACAGTTCAGACACCATGCCGACTGTTATATCAATAGACACTGCAGATAATGGTTACTTAATAACAAGTAACGAGAGAAGACCTTCCGATAAAGGTAAAGTAGTATCAGTCGGAAGTCAACAAGACGAAGTTTTCTTATTAGAAAACGGAAATAGATTCTTATATGAAGAAGAAGTTTATCACTTTGGTTTAGAACCAAGTATTGTAGAACAAGCAGCTGGTCAAATTATAGGTGATAAGTTAATCATGGAGAATAATGATTTGATTATAATGGAAGATGCAACGTTTGATGATGTACAAGATAACTATATCTCAACGGAAAGGACTTCAATCATAAGTCATGCACCATTAGGTAGCTCATTAAGGAGTCTAAATACCATAACAGGACAACAAGTTTATAACATATCGTATTATCTAAAAGACGAAACAGATAATGACGATTTAATTTTAGAAAATGGAACAGGTAATATAATGACTGAAGAATCTAAACCCGAAGGTTTACGAATTTCAGACCTTGAAACCTACTTCCCACAACATACAGTTAACTATTATTCAGACGTTCCTAATTTAAGGTCTAATATTGCATTTAGTTCTTACATTAAGTCTGCATAGTGTTATAAATAGTATATAAATAGTCTGAGGAGATTAAAAAAATGGCAGCAATAATAACGGAAAAGTTTCGAATCCACAATGCGAAACAATTTAAGGAAGACTTTGGTGAGAGTGCCTCATCGAGTTACATATTCATAGGACGTTCATTCGATTGGACTGATGAGAATAACCCGCCTGCACCTGCGAATGCAGTTGGAGAGGAGATAGATTCATATGCAGACATGATTGCAATGAAAAAGGTTTCTACATCAGACGTATCACACGGACTAACAAGACATGATTGGACTTCAGGTACTTCATATGACGAATACTCACATGATTACAGTGCAACTAATTTAAGTCCTGCGTCAAGTTCAAACAATTTATATGATTCAAGATTCTATGTAATCACTGATGAATACAATGTGTACAAGTGTATCAGAACTGGTAGAAATTCTTCAGGTGCTGTAGTAGTATCAGACGTAAAACCAACTGGAACAAGTGCAACAACTTTAGTAGAAACTGCTGACTCGACTGCTGCCTCAGGTCGTGGTTATCTATGGAAGTACATGTATACTATTTCTGCCTCAGAAACAATTAAGTTTGTCACAAACGATTTCATACCAGTTAAAACAATTGGTGCAATTGCATCAGTAGACGGAACAGGTTCAGGTGGTGCAATAGGTTCAACTGCAACAGACGATGGTTCTGCTCAGTGGGACGTAGAGAACTCTGCAGTAAACGGAGGAATCAACCATGTATCAGTAACAGCTGGTGGTAGTGGTTATACAGACGGAACATACACAAGTGTACCTATCGTTGGAGATGGTTCGGGTGGAGTATGTACTGTTGTAGTATCTTCAGGTGCAATTACTCATGTTACCGTAACTACAGTCGGGTCAGGATACAAACGTGCTTCTATTAGTGTATCGGGTATCTCAGGTATCGGTGGTGGTTCGGGTGGAACATTGAAACCAATCATATCACCTTTATTAGGACACGGTGCAGACCCAGTTCAAGAACTTGGTGGAAACTTTGTTTGTGTTAATGCAAGATTAGAGTTTGCAGAAGGTTCGGGTGACTTCCCAATCGATAATGATTTCAGAAGAATTGGTTTAATTCAAGACCCATTCAATGTTGGAACAACAACAGTTGCAACCTCAACTTCATTAGCTGCATATTCACAAATGACACTTTCAAGTGTTAGTGGTCTTGCAGTAGATAACCTAATACTATCAGCAGCTGCAGACGGAAGTGGAGTTGCAGTATCAAGAGTTGTATCAATTAGTGGTTTAGTCGTTTCACATGTCCCAGTTGCAAATAGTGCTGGTGGATATGTAGACTTTGCATCTTCAGATTCAGTTTACGTAAGTGGTTCTTCCGTAGGAACTGTAAATTCTGTTAACGCTGCATTCCCCGAAGTTGAAAGATATTCAGGTCAAATAATGTATGTTGAAAACAGAGGTGCAGTAACAAGAGCTGCAGACCAAATCGAAGATATCAAACTGATAATCGAAATGTAATTAATGGGGACACAACGTCCCCTACAAGAGAGTTAAAATGGCAGAGAAAACTGATTTAAATATATCACCCTATTATGACGACTACAGTCAGGATAAAAATTTCCACAAGGTCTTATTTCGTGCAAGTCGACCTTTACAAGCAAGGGAATTAACTCAGTCTCAATCAATCCTACAAAACCAAATTGAAAGATTTGGTAATCATATATTTGAAGAGGGTTCGATTGTTACTGGTGCTCAAACTGATGTCGATATGGAACTTTACTTTGTTAAGGTAAAGTCTTCCAATCCAAATGTTAGTGGTGATTCTTCAGTTGAGACATACAGAAAATCCTTTCACGGAAAAATAATACAAGGTAAAACTACAGGTGTTGTAGGTAAGGTTGTTACTTCTACTGCAGAAACAACAGACGATAAAACTACACTCTTTGTTAGATATCAATCACAAGGAACAGATACATCAAACTCATTTACATTCTCTGCTGGTGAAGAACTACAAGAAGTTACAGTAGACCAAAATGGTGCTATTACATCAGTAGGTTCAAACAATAATGAATTTACAGTAGACTCATTAACAGTAGACTCAAATCCAACAGGAAGAGCTTCAATTGCAAACATATCAGAAGGTGTTCTATTCTTAAGAGGATTCTTTGTAAAAGTTCCAGCACAAGAACTTATATTAGAAAAATACTCGGGTGCTCCTTCATATAGAGTTGGTTTAACTATTACAGAAAAGTTAATCTCCTCTGCAGAAGATAATTCTTTATTAGATAACTCACAAGGAACAACAAACGAAAACGCTGCTGGTGCAGATAGACTTAAGTTTGATGTGGTATTAAGTAAGTATGCACTTACTACAACCACTGATACAGACTTCGTAGAACTCGTTAGAGTTAACAAAGGTTTAATCGAACTCAAAGTAGATAAACCAATATACAATGAAATCGAACATACAATGGCACGAAGAACTTTCGATGCAAATGGTGATTTTGTTGTAAGACAATTCGTTCCAAATTTAAAGGAACACTTAGACACTTCAATCAATGGTGGAGTCTATACAAAATCAAATGGTGGTGACGAATCTAAATTTGTCATGCAAGTATCGCCTGGTAAAGCATATGTTAAAGGATATGAGATTGATAAAATAGGAACAACAACAGTTCCATTAAATAAAGCAAGGTCAGTAGTTTCTTTAGACAATGCAAACACACCTATTAGATTAGGTAACAAATTAAGAGTTACAAGTGTACATTCATTACCCGAATTTGGTAATGACGTAGGTAACACTGCATTAGACCCATTCCAAGTTGCAAACTTAGTAGATTATACACCAAGTGCTGGTGCAGCTGTTACTGGAAATCCAATCGGTTTATGTAGAGTTAGAAATGTTGATGAACATACAACAGGTGTATACAATTTATACTTGTTTGATATCAAAATGTTCACAAAGATTACTTTAACTAGTATTTCCTCTTCAAGTGAATTCAGTGTTGGAGATAAAATAACAGAAGACACAACAGGTGCAACAGGTATTGTTTCAGTCGTAGATGCAACTAATAATATTCTTATGTTGCATGATGTGGTTGGTACATTTACAGTTGGAAATGGTTTATCTTCAAAAGGTTTAACAAGTACAACTAAATCAGCTGGTGCAATCACTGGAGTTAGAACATATAACATTGATAGAGTTAGAGGTGTAATACAAGAATCAAATGACTCTAACAATGAAAGATTTACTGCAAGTGTAGTTTTAGACAGTGTATTTAACTTAACAGGAACAGTAATATTCGGTTCAACTACAACTATTACAGGTTTCGGAACTAAATTTACTACAGAACTTAAAGAAGGAGACGTTATTCACAATCCTACTTCAGGTCAAAATTTAATTATCAGTGCAGTCACAAGTGATATACTTGCAACAGTAACAGTTGCCTCAAGTGGTGAATATCAAGGTGGTTGTTCGAGATTACGTGCAACGTTATACGACCAAAACCAAACTGCAAACATATTCGCATGGCCAAGAAACTGGGTTAAAACACATACAGGTGAATCAATTCAAATACGAAGACAATTTACAGTTGCACTTACCAATACGGGTACGTTTACTATAGACACTGGTTCTAATGGTACATTCGGTGCAGTAAACAAAGACAACTTTACAATTGCATGTATTCAAGGTGCTGGTGGAACATTATCTGCTGGAGACTTAGTTGACCCCGATACACTTACAAATTCGGTTTCACCTTCAGGTTCAGGACAACAGATTACATTCAGTGGTATTAATGCAAATAACAGTGGTGCAACAGTAAAAGTTTCATACACGGTTACAATAACAGACCCAGTTAACAGAACTAAAACACTAAGAAGTGGAAGAATGTTAAAAGTCGGAACTAGTTCTGCTACAAATACAGTATTCTATGGAACTGCATACGATAACAAAGAAATTACACTAGGTGTTCCTGATGTATATAAAGTTCGTGGAATATACGAAGGAGTATCAGGAGATGCAGTACCACCTTCAGGAGTTATTACTACTACAACTGGAACCTTTGTTGTTAATGAAGAGATTGTAGGACAAACTTCAGATGCACGTGCAAATATAGTAACACTAGGTTCAAACCCAGCTGTGTCATGGTTCTATTACACTAACGATAAAGTATTTACTAATACAGAAAGTATTATTGGTCAGACTTCAGGTGCAGTCGGAACTATTGCATCAGTAACAGCAGGGTCACCAAATATTAAAAACAGATACTTCTTTGACAATGGTCAGAGAGACGGATACTATGACCTTTCAAAACTAGTATTGAAGCCTGGTGAACCAACTCCAAACAATAAAATTCTAGTAATCTTTGATTACTTCCAATCATCAGGTGGTGGTGATTACTTTGACGTAAATTCATACAACTCAATTCCGTATTCAGAGATACCAGTTTACTCACCAAACAAAGTAGACTTGGGTGGATTAGAACCTGATGGAACTTTTGAGTTATCAGACTCAGTCGATTTCAGACCATTAGTTGGTCAGATATTAGGGTCTACAACTTTTGCAACAAACACTTCACAAGACCCAACAGATTCCACAAGTATTGTTGACTTATCAGATACAAGTGGAGAAGGTGCAAGATATGCTCCATTCGGATATGAGAGTGGACGTTCTTTCTTAGGAACAAGAACAAATATTGCAACAACCAACGCAAGTGCAGTTGATACCCCAGTAAGTGGTTCAAGTGTTGTGGGTGATATATCATTCTATGTTGGTAGAATAGATAAAGTATTTTTACATAAGTCAGGAATGTTCCAAGTATCAACTGGAAATCCTTCCTTATCACCAACTAAACCTAAAGCCATTGACGAATCAATCGAAATGTTTGAATTGTCAATACCACCTTACACTAATAAGTTAAACCAAATCAGAGTAAGGTCACAAGACCATAGACGATATACTATGAAAGATATCGGAAAGATTAATAACAGGGTCACTAACTTAGAAAGAATTACTTCACTATCATTACTTGAGAAAGATACTCAATCAAAACAGATTTTAGATGCAGACGGATTCGATAGATATAAGTCAGGTTTCTTAGTAGATAACTTTAGAGGTCATAAGATTGGTGACGTAAATCACCCCGACTATAAGTGTTCTATCGATACAAAAATGGGTATGTTAAGACCTCAGTCTTATCAACAGTTCTTTGATATTGGATTAAACTCAGGTGCATCTTCAAACTTTACAAAAACTGGTGACTTAATAACATTACCATTTACAGAACTTGCATATGTAGACCAAAATAAAGCGTCTCGTTCAATCAATGTTAACCCATACCATGTATTTGCATTCGTAGGTAATGTCAAGTTGACACCCGAAACAGATATATGGCAAGATACAGAACAACTACCCGAAGTTAGAATCAATAGAGAAGGAAACTTTGATGCAGTATTATCGGACAACACAAATGCACTAGGAACAGTTTGGAACTCGTGGCAAACCACATGGGCAGGTGAACCAAGTGTAGTGTCTTCAGAAGTTCAAGCAACTTCTAATGGTTCATGGTCAGGAGACCCAGCACAAGGTGGTGAATGGGTTGCTGGTTTAGAGATAACAAGAGAAATTACAGAGACACCTGAGATTCAAACAAGAACAGGTGTAACAACAAGTGTCGTAGAAGACTTTGTAGAAACAAGAAACGATAGAATCGTGTCAGTATCAATTGTTCCTTTCATGCGTGCAAGGACTATTGAGATAGATGCAACCAACTTAAAGCCTGGTTCGAATCATTACTTCTTCTTTGACAACATAGACGTAAACAGATTCGTAAGACCTTACAGTGGAACTTATTCACAAGACGGTGGAACAACAGTTACATCAAATTGTAAAACAGACGGAAACGGAAGATTACGTGCATACTTTGAATTACCGAATAATTCAATAGACAAGTTTGCAACAGGACAAAGAGAATTAAGAATAACATCTTCTGCAAACAATTTAAGTAATCCTGCTTCAAATGGTAGTGCAGTATATCAAGCACAAGGACTATTACAAGCATCACAAACAGAAATCGTATCTACAAGAAATGGTAGAGTGGTTATGGAAAGATTACAAGGTTCAAGGTCAATGTCTAGAAGGGGTGAGAATTTAAACTCTGCACCAACAGACACAACTGCACCAGCACTACCTCAAGCACCTGCTGAAATTGTGAGGGTAAATGACCCACCACAAGATATGACACCACCAGTGATACCCGACCCAACTCCAGCGGTTCCCGACCCTGTAGCAGTAATACCAGTCGAATCACCACTAGTGTTTACCCCACCAGTAGTATCGTGGCCTGAACCACCTATTGAGGTTCCAATAATCATTGACGATATGAGAGATAGATTTGTTGATAGAATTGGAAGAAGTTCAAGATTAGATAGAGGTTGGGGAGACCCACTTGCACAATCATTCTTATGTGAAGCTGACGGAGGTATGTTCTTATCTTCAGTAGACGTGTTCTTTGAAACTAAAGATACTTCAATGCCTGTTTCAGTAGAAGTTAGAACTATGGTAAACGGATATCCCGGCCAGACTGTTCTTCCTTTCTCTACTGTAACACATAATCCTTCTGCCGTCAATACGTCTGCAGATGGGTCAGTTGCAACAACATTTACTTTTGATTCCCCAGTATACGTAGAAGAAAACGTAGAGTATGCATTGGTTGTATACTCAAACTCAAATGAATACAACATGTTCATTTCAAGAATGGGTGAGAAAGACCTTGCAACAGGACAAACAATCGCAGGTCAACCATATGCTGGTTCACTATTCTTATCTCAGAATGCTTCCACATGGACTGCAGAACAAACTGATGATATGAAAATCAAAATCAAAACATGTAGATTTGATACTTCAAAAATTTCAAACTTAAAATTTGAGAATGATGCATTACCTTCAACTAAACTACAAAACAATCCAATAGAAACTTTTGTTGGTCAAAACTATGTTAAAGTATACAACTACTTACATGGAATGTATGATTCAGTAGGAAATAAAGATAATGTAGTCATGTCAGGTTTAACAGGAGATAAGACAGGTTCAATATTAACCTTGGGTAGTAATTCAGTTAATGCAACACCTACAGACGGAACATATAATAATTTAGCAATTAGTTCAGGTTCTACTAGTGGAACAGGTGCAACACTTAGTGTCGTAGTTGCAAGTGGTGCTGTTACTAGTTGTCTAATTAGCAACCCAGGCGGTGGTTATCTAGATACAGAAACCTTAGTCATAAACAATTTCGATGCAAATGGAACAACCCTATCAGTAGAGATTGGTACGGTTGGTGAAACATTAGGTTCAATTCCAGTTGCAGCTTTAAATACAACGTTTACACAAATCAGTAATAGAGGAATTGATTCATATACAGTGATACCCGATTTATCTTCATTTAATTTTGTGTCAGGATACACTGCATTAGTATCAACAGTTAGTGGTGGAAGTAATGCACTATCAACTAGAAACTATTACTTTGATGCAATTCATACAATGATTCCTTCCATTGCAGTTAAGAATACACAAATTCTTGCAAGTATTCAAGGGACTGGAATGAGTTCACCCGAAGGTGTAATCAGTGGAACTGCATACACTAAGAGTACAACAAGTACATTTATCACATTGAATGATAATGCATTCTTTGATGCACCAAGTATTGTTGCATCAACAATCAATGAACAAAATGAAATGTCTAGTACAAAATCATTTAGTGTTAACTTACAACTTGCATCATTCAACCAAAACATTTCTCCAGTTATAGACGTGGGAACAATTGGTTGTATAGGTATTGCAAACAGATTAAACAACATAGATAGTAGTGCAGATGTCCCTACAGGAACCACATATATCCCTTCTACTGAACCCGAAGGGGATTCTAATGCAATGGTATATGTAACACGTAAAGTGAACCTTAAAACACCTGCTACAAGTCTTAAAGTTATTGGAGATTTCTTCAGACCGCCAACAACAGATATCAAAGTCATGTATAAGATAATTAAAAATGACGAAGATACACCATTAGATGATATTGGATTCCAATTCTTCAATACTAATGGAAGTCCCGATGTCTCAGTTGAGAATGACGGAAGAAACTTTAAAGAATACGAATTCACTGCAAACGACTTGCCTGAATTCAGTGCATTTGCTGTGAAAATAGTTGGACAAGGAACAAATACATCAGTAGTACCATTGATTACTGCACTTAGATGTATGGCACTTGCATAATGAAAGATATTGAGTATGTAAAAGTTGAAGGTCACTCACACTTAGTGAGAGACGAAAGTTCTCACGGAATTGTTAATACAGATATAGAAAACTTTAAATTAACAATGAAACGTAGAGAACTTATGAAAACAACTCGTGAAGAGATAAATACATTAAAAGGTGATATGGAAGAAATTAAATCCTTATTAACCAAACTTATAGAGAGATAGAATGGCAAAAACAGTAGACCAATTTTCAACGATAGAAAATTTCAGAACCAAGTATAATGAACTTGCCGTTGACGTTGGTGAGTTATCAGGTTTAAGAACTGAATCAACTTCAAATGTAGTTGATGCACTTAACAGCCTTGAAGATAAAGCATTCTTCTTTCAAGAGTTTAAGTATAGTGCAACGAGTGGTCAAACTGTATTCTCGGGTAATGATTCTGCTGGTAACTCTTTAGTATTCAGAAGTGGAAGAATCCAAGTATTTAAAAATGCAACTCATTTACTTTTAGGAACAGATTATACAATCGGTGGTGTAAACGGAAACAAACATACAGAAATTACACTTAACGTAGGTGCATCAGTTAGTGATGTTATCACTGTTTATGCATATACAGGTTCATACTTAGGAAGTGCAATTGGAACTGGTGGTGGAACAGACGGTCAGTTTACTGAAACCGCTGCAAACACTATTTACAACAAAAATACAAATGGTGTAATATTAAATGGTTCTTCAACTGGAAGAACAACTACACTTTCTACAAGTGCAAAAATAGAATTTGATTCTGCTGGAACAGGTATCTATTCACAAGAAGATATTACACTTGCAGCTGGTAAGAATTTTGTTGGAAATCTAACTGGAGACGTTACTGGTGATTTAACTGGAAATGTCACTGGAAACCTCACTGGTAATGTCACTGGAAATACTTCAGGTAGTGCTGGAACAGTCACAAGTATATCTACACATAGTGCAAGTGCATTATCAGACATTAATTATACCACAACACCTTCTAACGGTCAAATCCTTACATGGGATAATGCAAATCAGTATTGGGAACCAGCAGATAATCAATCTCTTTCTTCATTAAGTGGTGATACAGACGACCTTACAGAAGGAACAACAAATCTGTTTTCAACTACAGAAAGAATTCAAGATGCAGCTGCACAAATGATTACAAGTGCCGCACATAGTAACATATCAGTATCATATGATGACGGATTGGGTACACTTACATTTACTGCTGGTGCAACATATGCTGATTCAGACGCAAGAGCTGCCGTGTCAGGTGGAAACGGACTTGCATATAATAGTTCAACAGGTGTCTTTAGTGCAAACACTTCAAATGGTATCGAAATAAATAGTGATAGTATAGAATTAGATTATGAAATAGTCAATTCTGCACCCGCTAGTGCTGGTTCTACATCAACTGGTCACTTGTGGTTTGTTATATAATGAGATGAAATGTCAGACGAAATATACATTAATATAGGGTCAACGATACAACAACCGTATCAAGGTCAAACACCTGCTTCTGCTCAGTCTAATGAAACGAAACAGATAGTAAAACGAACTCCTGCGAGTTCTCAGACCTCATATAGAAGTCCGAGTCAAACACCTTCAACTTATAGGTCGCCAGTTGCTGGACAACAACCTTTAACTAATGTAAACAAACAAACTCCATTTACATATCAAGCACAAAGTCAGTCACCTTTTACATATCAGGTGACTTATCAACACCCAGCAATTTATTCATATAGACAACCAAGTACGACACAAAGTCCTTATATTGCTAATGGACAAACTAATCAAGCAAATGTAAGTAAACAAAGTCCATTTACAACACCTATTTCAAATGTAAGTAAACAAAGTCCATTTACATACCAATACAGGTCTCCATTTCCTTACTCGTATCAGCAACCTGCTAGACAACCTGTGGATGCTAGAAATCCATTCACGTATCAGAATGTCGGCCCAGTTTCTTATCAACAGGTTGGGTTTGCACGTTCACCATTTATCTATTGGTATCAAATACAACAAGCAAAATTTGCTGACCCCGAAGAAATAGATTTTTATCAAGGGCCTCAGGGTGACGGTTATGACGTTACTGGAAGTAAACAATGGTTTACAGAAGCTAGAACTCCAGTGATTGCACAAGGGTATTTACAACCCGCTAGAACACCAGTAGCAGGTGGTGCCGCGACTGGTTTCTATCAGCTCCCATATATCTATCTCGGTGAGAATGTTAGATTAAATATACCGTATCCATATATTGCACCAGCTACACAACAACCTTATACAATATATCGTTCCTCGAATCCTGTAAATGCACAACAACCATTTACGTTTCAGAGTCCGTTTACAACACCTATTGCAACTGCACAAGGTCAAGAACCTAATATTAGAAATGCACGACAACCATTAATCTATCAATATCAGCAACCTGTAAGACAACCAGTAATCTATCAACATAGACAACCGTTTACTTATCAACATAGACAGCCTCTTAATAATCAAACACCGATTGCAAATGTAAGTTCACAAACAACTGCTCAAAAAACTGTTAATGCACAAGAATCAAATCCATACATTGCAAACGCTAGACAACCTATAATTTATCAGACTAGGTCACCATTCACATATAGAAACCCAGTGAATGCACAAACAAGTACACAAAATGTTGCAAGACAACCTAACATTTATCAGACACCTTACCAAGTAAATTATCAACATAGGTCACCATACATATATCAGACACCATATACAACAACTAGAAGTATCGGCCCAGTTGCCAAAGTGAAGGGAGTTTATTTGAATGACGGTGGAACTGTAAGAAAGGTTCAAGAGATTTATACAAATGAAAACTCTACACCCGAGAAAATACACCAAACAGTCCCCGCTGCAAGATTCTCTAAAAATCCTTCAAACACTCAAGTATAATTTTGTATAAATAGTTATATGGCTATTATTGCAAACATATTCATCGACCAAGGAACAGATTTCAGTATTACTGTAGATGTGACTGATACTAGTGGTGGGGTTTTAAACATGAGTGGTTACACTGCCTCTGCACAAATTAGAAAGACTTATGGTTCTTCTACTGTTAGTGCTACCTTTGGAACTTCCATTTCAGAAGCAACAGGTCAAGTTACATTAACTTTAAGTGATACTCAAACAACTGCATTGGAGTCGGGTAGATATGTTTACGATTTAAATGTGACAAGTAGTGGTGGACAGACTACTCGTGTGGTAGAAGGTCAAGCGATTGTCACCCCAGGCGTAACGAGGTAATCATATGGCAATTAAAGGAACATTAAGTAGAGTTGCAACGATTGGAGGTAAAGTCCAAGGACAGGGTAATATTCGTGCAAAACAAGTTGCAATTGGTAATTCATCTTCAAACGTAAATCTATCTGCTAAATCAATCAACGAATTATCAGACGTAGATGCAACAGAAACAGATGACGGACTTTTATCTTATGATGCAACAACAGATAAATGGACAACAACCACTATTTTAGACGGTGGAACGTTTTAAAACACTAAATAAAAGACAAAAATCAAGGATACCGACCAGTGAAGGTATCGACCCTCATAGTGAGAGGATAGTTTAATATATTATGAGTCTCTCGGGATAGTGAACGAGAATTAATTAATTAATTTTTACTAAAACTATAATAGGAAAATATAAAAATGGCAACAGTAATTCAAATCAAAAGAAGTACAGGCCTTTCAGCTCCAACAGTCTCAGACTTATCGGAAGGTGAATTAGCGTATGTACAGGATAGAGCGAATTCAGGTGCTAGTGCAAAACTCTTTATTGAATCAGTAGATTCAGACAATTCAACTCCTTTAATACAAGCCATCGGTGGTAAGTATTATACGGATATATTGGCTGGAACTTCTGCAACCCCTGCTGACTTAAAAGTCGGTAATGGTTCCACTTCAGGTGGTTCATTAAAGTTAATGGAAGATTCAGACAACGGTGTACATTCCGTTGCTTTGAAAGCTCCCGATTCATTAGCAGCAGACTTAGCTTTCGTATTACCTTCAACAGACGGTAGTGCAAACCAAGTTATGGCAACAGACGGTTCAGGAAACCTATCTTTTGTCTCAACAACATCTTCATTAGCAGGTGCGTCGGATACTGATATCAATACTCCTTCAACAGGACAAATACTTGTCCATGACGGAACTGATTCATTTGACAACGTATCAATGAGTGGTGATGTAACAATGAACTCATCAGGTGTCACTGTAATAGGTGCTGGAACTGTTGAATTCGCAATGTTAGATGGTGCGGTAGTCCAAACTTCAGGGGAAACTTTCTCTGATGATGACGTATCATTAATGACATCTGCAGCTATCTTGGATAAAATCCAAGCAACTGCAACTTTAGAAGACTTAGATTTCTCAGACGGTTCCAACAGTGGTTCAGTCGATTTAGATTCACAATCATTAACGATTGCTGGAACAACTAACGAAATCGAAACTTCTGCTTCAGGACAAACTTTAACAGTAGGTTTACCTAGTAACGTAACAATCGGAAACGATTTAACAGTTACAAATGACTTGACAGTTTCAGGTGTCTTAAACTCAGATGACATCACTGCAACAACAATGACTGCTTCAGGAAACGTTGTTGTAACTGGAAACTTAACAGTTAACGGAACTACTACAACTGTAAACTCAACAACTACATCAGTTGCTGACCCAGTATTTGAAATCGGTGATGATGCTTCAGACGATAACCTTGATAGAGGTTTGAAATTTAAGTATAACTCAGGTGGTGCAAAAGTAGGTTTCTTCGGTTACGATGATACAGACGCTGCATTTACATTTATACCTGATGCAACTGATTCATCTTCAACATTCTCGGGTACAGCTGGTAATGTTAAATTTGGTGGTTTAGCTCTTACAGGTTCTATTACTTCAGTAGACGGTGCAGCTCCAACAGCTGGACAAGTCTTAATTGGTAATGGTTCTAATGGAGACATGGAACTTGCAACTTTAACTGCTGGTGAAGGACTTGATGTCACAAACGCTGACGGAAGTATAACACTTTCTGCTGAAGACGCAACAGATGCAAACAAAGGTATTGCTTCATTCTCTGCTTCTTACTACACAGTGACTAGTGGTGATGTTGCTATCAACGATGCAACTACTTCAAGTAAAGGTATAGCTTCATTCGACTCAAGTAATTTTACACTCACTTCAGGTGACGTTGCAATTACAGCTATTGATGGTGGAACATTTTAATAATAGTTAAATCAATCAATCAATAGGAGAGTCAAATGGCAACTGTAATTACATTTAAAAAGAGTTCTACTCAGAATGCAGTCCCTACTACTAGTGATTTAGTAGTCGGTGAATTAGCACTAAACACTTACCACGGTAGGGTTTATACTGAGAAGAATGATGGTTCGGCTGCCGTTGTAGAGGTAGGGTCAATCCCAGCCTCTTTGACAATTAATGATGCTATAACTTTCCCAACTAGTGATGGAACATCAGGACAAGTATTACAAACAGACGGAAGTGGTTCACTTTCTTTTGCAGACTCCGCGTCAGCAGGAGATAACCTATACACTTTTACTGTTACTTCTAACCAAACAGTGTTCTCAGGAACAGATGATGACGGACAAACATTGTCCTATTCAATTGGTGACGAACAAGTATTCTTGAACGGTGTCTTATTAGTAGATGGGGGTGCTGACTATGCAACAACTAACACTTCAACAATCACATTACAAGCAAATGCTGTAAGTGGTGACGTATTAGTAGTTAGAACGCCTGGTTCTGCGTCAAGTTCTGCTTCCACAGGAAGTTCAGATTTGACAACAACAGATTCAAACCAAGTGTTATTGTCAGTTCCACTTGCAAATAGAGCGGTGAAAATCAATCTAGTTGCAACCCACGCAAGTGCGGGTAATCACTTTGCAGAAGTCGTTTTAGTAAATGACGGAAGTAATTCTTATATCTCACAATTTGCAGACACATTTACGAATGCAAGTCTGTTCTCACTTTCTACTGATATCAGTGGTGGTGACATGAGATTGTTAATTACTCCAGCAAATACTAATACAAGTGTATCCAGTTCATATATTAAACTTCCAGCTGCTGGAAATTCTACAACATTCTCTGCTACTACAGCAGACCAAGTGTTGTCTAGTGTTTCAACAGGAATTAAGGGAGTTAAATTTGAATTAGTCGCAACTCATGCGAGTGCGGGTTCACATTTTGCAGAGGTGACATTAACTAACGATGGTTCAGACGCATACTTCGTCCAATTTGGAGACGTATACACAAATGCATCATTGTTTACATTAAGTGCAGACGTATCAGGAAGCTCACAGAGACTTCTGATTACACCTGCGAATACTAACACAACTGTTTCAGTTAAGAAAACAACATTGTAAGGAGAATAGAAAATGGCTAAAACAAATGCTTTTAAAATTGCTGAGTTAATCCGTGCTATCACTTTTGATGTTGCGAATGATGAAATAGTCACAACTAAAGCCATACAGTCTAAGAATAAACAGACTGGTGGAACAACATATACTGCAACAACAGAAGTTGCACTCGATACATTTGCTCACGCATCGTATAGAGCTGCAAGATACGTTATTGCAATGGACGAGGGAACAAACTTCCACTCAACCGAAATTATGTTAGTTCACGATGGTTCTACAGTAACTATGACTTCATATGGAACGTTGAAAGACACCAATCTTGCAACTTTTGATGCAGATATTAGTGGTGATAATGTAAGGTTGTTAATAACACCTGCGAGTGCAAATAGCACAATCGTTAAATTTGATAGAACAGTGGTAGACGCTTAAATCTAATAAAAGAAAATCTTTTTAGGGGAACTTCGGTTCCCCTTTTTTTTGGCTTGAAAAAAACCATAAATAGATTTAGACAAATATAAATGAGTATTTTATGGCAACTAATTCGAAATTCAGTGCTGATTTAGGTATACAAACCGATGCAGATTTACAAGTAGACGGAAACGTCACTGTATCAGGCAACCTAACAGTCAACGGAACCCAAACAACAGTTAATTCCACTACAACTTCAGTGGAAGATTCAATGTTGGAGCTTGCAAATGCAAACTTATCTTCAGACACTTTAGATATTGGTATTTACGGAAACTATGATGACGGATTGGGTGACGGAGTATCAGAGTATACTGGTTTCTTTAGAGATGCATCAGACTCAACTTGGAAATTATTTGACGGATTAGAAGCAGAACCTACAACTACAGTCAATACTAGTGGGACAGGTTATACACTTGCAGACTTACAGGTGGGTGACTTAACTGCAACTACTTTGACTGCAACCAACGCCCTTACAGGGTCTTCTATCACCTATCCTACTTCAGACGGAACAAACGGACAAGTTTTAAAAACAAATGGAAGTGGTGTTTTATCATTCGGTGATATCCCAGCAGGATATACTGATTCAGACGCTAGAAGTGCAATAAGTGTTAGTGGAAATCTTGCATATGATAGTTCAACTGGTGTCATTTCGTATACTGAACCAACCATGTATGCAGACTCGGACGCTAGAAGTGCAATAAGTGTTAGTGGAAATCTTGCATATAATAGTTCAACGGGTGTTATATCTTACTCAGAACCTACAATGTATGCAGACTCAGACGCTAGAAGTGCAATAAGTGCTGGAACTGGAATATCATATGACAGTTCAACTGGAGTAATAACAAATACAGTTTCAAATACTGATACAACATATAGTGCTGGAACTGGATTAACTTTAACAGGAACAACATTCAGTAATAATATAACTCAATATACTGATTCAGATGTTGGAACATATCTTTCTTCAAACGGATATGCAACACAATCTACTATAGTTGCAGCGATTACCGATTCAGCACCAGCAACATTAGATACTCTAAATGAACTTGCAGCTGCACTAGGTGATGATGCAAACTTTAGTACAACAGTAACAAATAGTATTGCACTTAAAGCTCCATTAGCAAGTCCTGTATTTTCGGGTACTGTAGACATGGGTACTTTTGGAAATAGAACAAGAGCTTTTGAAGCATACGGAAGCAATGTTTTATTTGATGGTGGTAGTGATAAAATAGATTTAATCATTGGTGATGGTTCATCAGCTTATATGTCTATTCAGACAACTGATACTGCTAGTGCCATGAACATTCGTGATTACTCAGGAAATGCAGATTT